ACCATGGCTTTGATGAGTGCCTTAGCAACATCATCGTCTGTAGCGTTAGCTGCAACAGTAACTGGGATCTTAACTGTGTAAAGATCAGCATCGTTGTAAACAGGACGGATGTGTGACTCCTGGATCTTGTCATCAGAAGAAGCAAGTCTGCCATCACCAATAAGGATAGCTCTTGCGATTTCTTCCTTAAGCATGAGCTGCATCTCTGTCTTCAGCCAAGCAACGATATTCATATCTGTGATGTCATCGATATCGTCCTTATCCAGCTTCTGCTTTTTGTAGATAGTCTGAGGATCTGTAGTTCTCTTTAAGAGTGAGAATACCTCTTCCTTCTTCAGCTTACCCTTGATGTAACCTCTTGCACGAGCCTCATCTTCTGTGATATCAGCGAAGATGCTCTTTACTCTGCTGAAAGGTGTGTGGTGTGTAGCGTTAAGAACCTTATCAACCCAGTCTGTTTCTCTCTTGATGAACTCAGGAGTTGTGTTGATTGTCTTAGCTTCTGGGAACAGATACTCCAGATTCTTAATTCCATAATCACCATCTGCGTGCTGAATGAAACCTTCCTCTTCAGCAGCTTCAAATGCAGCCTTAAGTGATCCCATCTGGCGGCCAACCTTTGTGATTTCCATGAAATCATCGTGGGATAATGTGTTCTGAGACTGATTAGCCCCATCGAATGCGTTGTGTTTCATCTCTGAACCTCCTTCTTTTTCCTGCACAGCAGCATCTACAATCTGTGCTACTGCATCTTTCTGTTTTTCGTTAAGGGTGTTATACACATCCTCAACTGTTTCGCCTTCATCAGATGTTTCTCCAGTGGATACTTCCTGATTGTCGGCGTGGGAAAGAGTCTTTTCAGACTTCTTACCAGATGTAATCTGGCTGATTATGATCGCAACAGCTTTTTTCTGTTTCTCGTTGAGAGTAGCCATAACATCGGCAACACTCTCTTCTTTATCATCATCTTTCTCTCCCTCATCAGCATGTTTGATAGGCTTCTTTTCATCGTCCTCCTCATCATCTTCGTCTTCTTCAGACTCATTTGATTCGTCAGATGAATCATCCTCATCATCTTCGTCCTGATCCTCATCTTCTTCAGACTCGTTTGTGTCATCTTCCTCATCTTCATCTTCGTCCTTGTCTTTGTGAAGAATTACATCCCCATATCCAACAAAACGAATTTCAGCTTCGTCTTCTGAAAGCTCGCCATGGGAAATGACTGAGTCTATAACTGCTTCTCTGTTAGCGCCTGCTAATACAAGGCTAACTTCTTTAATAGCACCGTGGAAAACGTCACCTGTTTTTCTATTCTCTCTAAGTTCATTGGCGAAAATAGAAAGGGCAACAACATCTCCATGCTGGACATACTCTTTTGCATTCTGTCCATGATCAGTACCATTGAAAGAGCAGTAAGCATAAATGCCTTCAGGTCTTTCCTCGAGATCAGCATGTCCTAGAACCTGCTGAACATCCTTATGGTTATGCATCCAGACAAGAGGAACACGTTTACCGTCGTCATCGGAAAATGCGCCATGTCTAATTGTTCTACCATCGGAACAACGAACATCATTCCTAGTAGCCCAACCTGCGAAATCGTAATGTTTCTTAGACATCTTGCATACCTCCTTCATCCTCTTTTGGTTCAACACCACTTCCATCTGCTTCAACTTCTGCATTTGACTTGTTGAGGTTTGGATTAGAGATGTCATCCGCTTTCTCAGAATCGTTAGGCTTCATACCTATCTCTGCTCTCATTTCGTTAGACGTCATTATTTCATTACGTCTGAACTTATCGGCAATATCTGCCAACTGAGATACTGGAACCAGTTTGAATGGATCCCTATAGAAGAATATTGTATGGCCCTGAGTAATTGCAGTCTTAGAAAGGAACTTCCTCTTGAACTCATCTGCAATTGCTGAGCATATTGGAACAATAGTGTTGTTGTAGTAATTGATGGTAGTTGCTTCATCAGCAGTTCCATCCAATATTGCCTGAGTTACTCCAAGTTTATTGAAGAGCTCAGTTGTCAAATCTCTAACCTGCTCCCAGAGACCTGTTTCCAATGGCCTATTGAGCTGGGTTATTCTTTCTGTGCCATCTGCATAAGCAACGCCAAGAGGAGAATTCTCAAGCTGATTCTCAAGATCAGATCTTCTTCTCTCGGCTTCTTTCTTACGCTGCTCTGACTTTGTTATGTAAGGCAATGAAATAATCAGATTAAGCTTATTGGTAGTATTCTGCTCATTAAGTTTATCCAACTTATTTATCGTCCTTATAAGTCTTTGCAGTGTTGAATTCGGTTCATTCATTGTGGCATAGAAAGGATTTGTAATGATTGCTACCGTGTCCTTTGGTAGTATAAGATCTTGGAAGATTCCTAATCGTTCGTTGTAAACTCTAACCTTAACAGCTAGTGGATACCACTCTAGGATCCTTCCAGTTCTCATTGAGAAGATGTCCCACTTCTGACTATCGGTTGTGGGGTCATCATCTGTATCTGTAGGCACAACAGCTACGGTACCTTCATCGAACATTGACTCAACAATGTCTTGTATGAAAGCTTTTGCTGTCTGGTCTACATTCGCTTCAATCGTTAAGCAGTCATTCAATGATGAATTTATTGTTTCTTTGTAGTGATTTTGATCATCCAATTTAGCATGGACCATCTCGATCTGAGAAACATCGACTGCTATTCTGTTGTAAACAGAAGCAACAACTGATCGCTGATTACTCAGTGTGAATTTAACTCTATCTGGTCTACTCGTATAACCGTAAACCTCTCCAGAAGTAAACTCTCTTTCTTTTGTTGGGTCTCGTCCTAAAAATGCGTTCCATCCAGAACGAAATCTCTGAGTTAATGACGCCATTTATTTAACCTCCTGTTTACTTTTTCTTAAACTGCGAATTTTGTCTTGTTGTTTTCTTCTTTTTGGTCGATGTAACACCAGACTTTAATTCCTCTTTAGTCGGAGTAGGTGTTGAGCTATCGGACTTCTTACCGCTATAGTAATCAGTCTTTATCTTGCTCCAATCTCTCTTTCCAGAAGAACTTGATGATGAACTAGATTTCTCTTCTTTTGTTTCGGTTGACTTCTTAGAACTACTTGAAGATTTTGTTGACTTCTTTTCGCCAAACAGATTCTGTTTATCAGCGAAACCAGTTACAGCATTCAACATCTGAGCGACATACTTCTCTTTATCTTTACCATCATAATTGCTTTCGATATTGGCAAGTTTCCTAGCCATAGCAGAAGTTATCTTTGTTCCAGGAGGGAATGAGAACTTAATGCCATTACCAACGATGATCGTAGAACCATTCTTATTTGTGAATGACCTAAGGTCAGTACCTTCAATCTTTTCACCATCGGTTCTCTTAAAGTCCTCATCATTCTCATCGTAATCTTTGTGACCAAAACGAGCTTTTCCATCTTTATCGTAAAAGAGATCATCATTGTCTGATTTGCTAGAACTGGATGACGTTTTACTAGATGTCTTAGAGCTTGAAGAAGATTCATTATCTTCCCATTTCTCTTTATTCTCCTGATAATACTCAGCGTTGTATTCTGAAGTATTGTTCTTTTTATTGTCTGTGCCTTTCTCATCACTAGTACTGTTTTTCGTACCGTATTTTGCATGAGTTTTATTGGCACTATGCTTCAAACTTGTTCCAGAAGTGCCAGTGAAATAGTGTTTATCGATGAAGTATCCCATGACAACCTCCTTATTCGAATGCATCTTTATTTAATTTGTAAGCCACGAGAGCATCCATCATAGCAGCAACAGAGTCGATCTTTGCTTCGTATGATTTCTTTAATAACTTCTTGTTACCGTTGGTATCTTCGATAGTTATTGCATTACCCATAGTAAACTTCATCATTTCCTGGTCAAATATCAACATTCTCTCGGATGCTAATTTCTTTAACTCAGTAAGTGGAACTGTTTCAGTTCTTGCACCCTGTGCCACCTTCTCAACTGCAAACTCTCCATTCTCTAATATCCAACGTCCAACAAATTCTTTGGCATTGTATGGGTCATATCCAAAGCTCCTGACATCATAGCCGGTTTGTGCTATATGATTCTCAAGATCCTCATATATTTCCATCATGTCTAGAATCGTGCCGTCCATTACCGTTAGAGAACCTTCATCCATGAACTCTTGATACTTTTGTCTCATGGCTGCAGGTAGTTTTTGCAGTGTAAATTCCGATATGTAGTTAATGGTTTTAATACCAAAACATCCATTTCGGAGTGGGAATAGGAATACAAACGAACAGAAGTCACCACCTTGTGAAAGATCGGCACCCATAGAACATGGCATCTGCCAGAAATCTTGTTTATTGTGTAACTCTGTTTCCTCATAGGTAAAGAAGTAGGTAAATCCTTCCATTGGTAGGCCGAATCTTTTTGCAAGAATATCATTCCTAGCATCCGGATTCTGTTCTGCCCTCTCAACGTCTCTTTGATATGTTTCGTAACTAACTGTAATGCCAATATTCGGGTTAGCTTTCTCCCACATATCTGGCATACCAACTTCTTCTACATCATCAAGACAATACCACCAGATTGAAACAAACGGGGCATAGTAATCTCCTTTTAGGATCTTCAAAAGCTCCATCTTGATGGTATCTCCGACACCGTTTCGAACAGTTCCTTCTGATGATGTCGCAACTATCAAATATCCAGGTACTTTAGAAGAACCCTGCTCGATAGCTCCAATAGGATCTTCACGAATATCACAAGATAACCACTCATCAACGGTGGCTATTTTATCCCTTCGACCCTGTAATTTATCTATAGACATTGGTACAGTTTCTAGAAGTGAATTGGTAATAAAGTTTTGTATACCTTTCTTTGTAGATGCTAACTTCAACCTGTCTTTCTTATTACCGGTTGTATTCTGCAAAGAACCTTCTGTTAGAAACTGGAATAAAGGTCCTCTTGCCCTTGCTATTGCAGTTACAAATGGGAATAGAACCTCTTCACTCTGTCTTATAGTTGGTGCAGTTGTCATTTGCTTAGTAGTTGAGGTATCGACATTTAAGAAGTATGCATGAATACAAGTGTCATACAAAGTCTTAGCTGCGCCTCGACCTACTATAAGGTATTGCTTAGTGGTTAGTCTGCGCTTATACTCTTTACGAATATAACCACCTCTTCCATCGCCTTTTGCATTGGGATTCCAGATCCTACGAGTTTCGAAATAATACCAACCCCAGATTTCCTCACCCCAAAGCTTGAATGAATCGGTCATGACAAAGTCCGATCCATCAGTTAGTGTAAGCTCCTGTTCACAAAATGCTATCCATCCTTCTACAGCCTGATCGTCATAGTAAAACTCTGGATTTGCTATAAGGTAATCAATACGATTCATCTCCATCGAAACATATCGATTAACTCTTTTATTCCCTAGCAATACATCTGTACGAAACTTACCATAGTATTTTGGAGTAGCGGTATTAGATAACATCAGACCACCTTATACTATTTCGTAAATCCTCGTAATCATAGTCTCGCATTGCTCGTTCAAATGATTCATTACGCATTTGCTCTTTGTATGACTCTGAGAAAAGATCATCGTAAGATACATCGTCGTAATCACTAAGTTTAGTATTACTGAAACTAGACACCTTAATCTGAGGTGCTCGTTCTGGTGTATACTGTCTAGTCTTTTCTTCAGTTGGCTCTTCTGTTTCCTGTTTCTTATTGAAGTTGAAAGTCGCTTTCTTTACCTGAGGTGCTGCATTATTCTCTTCATCCGCATAGAAGTTCTTGTTTCTCTTAGAAACTTCTATGAGAGCTTTTTTAGCAGCTTCATCTATTTGTTTCTGACTAGGGTTTAAAGTCGCTTTCTTTACCTGAGGTGCTGTATTCTCTTCATCTTCATAGAAGTTCTTGTTTCTCTCAGCCTTTTTAGCTTCTTTCTCGGCCTTCTTTTGCTCTTTAGCTGCAGCCTTTGCTTCCTGCTCTTTTTTATACTTGTTAAACTTCTGCTCGTTATCGTAATCGATCTTTGCATTCTTAAGAGCTTCATCAGATCTTTCTTTATAAGACTTTTGTTGCTGAGTTTGCTGAATACCTTTGGCAGCATCCTTAGTAGCATTATTAACAAGCTTGTCTATAACATCCTGTTCTTTCTTCTGCTCTTTGT